GTTAGATTTTCTGGAACCGCTCAATATTACCCCCTACAGACTGAGCAAAGATTTAAGCGTAGCTCAAACTCGTATCGGTGAGATTTTAGCGGGTAAGCGTAGTATCACTGCGGATACAGCTTTGCGTCTGTCACGATATTTCGGTAACAGTCCTCAGTTTTGGCTGAATCTTCAAACAGGCTACGATCTCCGCCAAGCTCGGGCAAAGAATGCCGAAGTTTATAGCCACATTCCTATTACTCCATTTGCAGATGTGGCCGAGGGGAAAAGCGCAAGGGACTAATTTTATCTGGGAGGGGGAACAGGATTAGTGAGAGGGTGGGACTGGGAGAAGCGGCAGGAATAAGGGGATTTTCAAATTTACGGACTTGGGGGACGGGTAACAGATAGAAAAGTAGGGCCTAGTATGTATTAACTACGCGCAACCTAACGTATATTGTAGAGTAGAGGACAAATGTTTACTATTAATTATCGCTATCTAACAGAGGCGCAGGAATACTACAAACAAAAAGGCTATAGAGTAGTCGATCTAAAATGGGTCGTGCCCCGCAGAATTGGCTCTATAACCTCACCAGAGCCTAACAGTCAGGCCCCCTATAGCTGTTACGACACTTTTGTGCTGGTAGGTAGCGCAGAACAGACCTTCATCTATAATGCGATAAATGGACATTATCAGGCAGGTGACGCACTGCAAGCTATTACGCCGTGCTTTCGTCCACTGGATAATGACAATTATAGCTACCCTTACTTTATGAAGCTAGAGTTATTTGTGTACAAGGGTATGCCTGGTATGACTGTAAATACTATCTGTACTGATGCCTACCAGTGGATGCTACATTACATTAATCCACATAATCTCAAGTACGTGCATTGTGCCAATGAGACGGATATAATCTATACTCCATTGAATCTAGAGCTGGGCTCCTATGGTAAGCGCTCTTATGATGATCACTGGTGGTATTATGGCACTGGTATAGCTGAGCCCCGCTTTAGTATAGCAGTTAATGACTCCTTCCGGCCCGGCTATCACTCTAGCCCTATCCCTAAATATTCTGTTAATACGTTGGATAAGATATACGAGGAGCTGCTCGAGTGCCGCGAGGCCACTAATTCGTTATTGAGACAATGTGAGTTAGCTGATCTATTACTCGCTGTTGAGCAATATGCTGTATCTCAATACGGTGAAGCAGGATGGGATGTTATTAGGGATATGGCTAAGTTAACACAACGCGCCTTCGCCGCAGATAAACGATAGCGGGTTGAGGTTCTCGTTCCCCTAGAGTCAATGTCAAATCACTATTAATAATCCTGGGAGGTTAAAATGGATAATGCACCGTTAGTTATAGGGCTAGCTCTCGCTCTTATCACAATAATTGGCTTGTTGTTTAATGACTTAACTTGACCCTCCTCACTGTCGTACCGCTGTGTCGTAAGTAGATCTATAATTTCTTAAGGAGTCTTTATGCTTAGCATTCAAGTCCGTCAGGGTGTATTTGAAACTAATAGTTCGAGCACCCATAGTATATCTATTCCCTGTCAGACTAGCCTTACTATCCCTAAATTAATACATTTCGAGATTGGCGAATTCGGTTCTGAAACTAGTATCCTGAGTTCTATAGCAGCCAAGGCCAGTTATTTATACACGGGCTTCGCCGCTAACGATAGAATGAAAGACGCCTATGACATGATACTCTATCTGCTATCAGAGGGTATTGCTGTAACTGCCGAGGATGTAGTATATGACAAATACAAAAGTCTTAATGGCGGCTACATGGACCACGCCAACGAGTTGAACGGCTTCCTCAATGCTATTGTAGCTAATAAGGATATGATGATGCGTTATCTATTCTCGCCCTATAGCTTTATCCTAACCGGTAGTGATAATGATTACAGTTATGTGATTGATAATAAGGGAGTGATGGAGTATGCTAGCGACTTCTTTTACAAGGGCAATTAGATATCACTAGCTAGGGCTCGCCTAAACTAATTTACCAGAGGAAAAGTAAATGTTGCCGAAAGACTTTATTAAAAAGGGTGCCAGGGTATGGGCAGTAATTCCCCACGAGGATGGTACATGGGGAACTATTAAATCAGTCGGGCGAAAGTATATAGTGGTTGATGGCAAGGAGTTTGATATTGATACTCACCGTCAAGTAGGAGATTGGGAATGCGAATTATATACTTCTCCAGAAGCCTACACAAAAGAGCGTAGAGGTGAATGCCTCATCGAAGAGCTCCGATGTTTATTGAGCAATCCTAATGTTACCGCCAAATGGTTCGGGGGGATAGATAAATTAGTTGAAGCTTGCGAGATCATGGGGATTAATACTGATGATTATCCGTCATTCTATGACTATGAATAGGTTTAATGAAGCGATAGCGTTAGCGCATTATATTAATGGTGATTATGAGTGTACTCTATATGCTGATGGTACCCTAGTTCGTACTACAAGTGTGGTTGGGGCCCGCCCTGCCTATCCCTGCTCTATAGATATTAAGATCACTGACTACTGTGATATGGGATGTAGGTACTGCCATGAGAGTTCTACTCGTAGTGGTAAACACGCTGACCTAACACGGTTACTCGATGTCCTTAGTGATATACCTGCTGGGGTCGAGTTAGCAAATGGAGGGGGTAACCCACTATCTCATCCTGATATAGTGGGCTTCCTAGTAGAACTTAAGGCCCGCGGGCTTATAGCTAACATTACTGTTAACCAGGGTCATCTACATCGCTACGCTACTCTAATAGAGGACATAGTAAGTCAGGAGTTAGTGCGGGGCCTCGGTATCTCAATCACTAGTAGTAACTATAGCAGTCTGATACCAGTACTGCGTCTCTCAGATAACATCGTGTATCACATCATCGCTGGTATCCATCCCGTCAGTATAATCGATGAGTTGGTTAGCCTCAGCGCTGTAACCAGTAAGGTACTCGTACTAGGCTATAAGAACTTCGGCTTCGGTATAGATTATCATAGCCCTGAGGTAGATGCAGGCATAGCGCAGTGGCGGCGTTCCCTACCCTCTCTTATAGGTAAGTGTAATCTCTCCTTTGATAACCTGGCTATCGAACAGTTAGAGCTCAGACGTTTATTCACTGATGAGGGGTGGGCCCGCTTCTATATGGGCGATGACTTCCAGTTTACTATGTATATTGATGCAGTTAAGCAGCAGTATGCTCCTACTAGTCGTAGTTATAACCGTACGTCATTCGACTCTACTTCACTAATCGATTACTTCCAGACAGGCTTCCCATGCACATCAGGCTAGGCGATGAGATTAATAATAAGGTAGTTACTAATATAGCATATCAATCAACGTACCCTAGGTCAGCGGGTTATAGTTACAACACGAAGGGTAATCTTTCTCACCGCTACGCTGGCCATAAGAACAGAGTGGTTGTTACGTTAGATGATAATACTGAACTAACCTGGAATCCCTGGTTGTTTCAATTCGATTAGTTATTCTCAGTGTAGCAGGCGTTATGTGCTATAATGATAATATACTAGTTGGTGATTATCTTGGATAAATTTATATGTGGGATAGACCCAGGTTTAACTGGGGGACTTTGTATACTACAAAAGGGGGATACCCATAATGTAGTTGATGTTAGAATCATGCCAATCTCTACGTCTGATAAGGATATAAACATGGGGGTAATTAAGAATTACCTGTCTTATTATAGACCTCATCTTACTATTATTGAACGCCAGATAGTAGTACGGCCCAGGATAGTTGCGGGAAAGACGCGGCGTCAGGGTCTGGGTTCTACTGCTAAGACTATGCTTAACTATGGGAAACTAATTGGCCTATTGGAGGGTATAGGTCTGAATTATGTAGTAGTAGATTCCCGTGAGTGGCAATCGCACTATGCCGATATGGCCCCGCCTATTAAATGGACCTATAGTAAACCTACTAAGACACGCAGCGTATCTATTGCTGTGGATCTCTATCCTGCTGTTAATTTATTCAGGACTCCTCTCTGCCACAAGCCCCATGATGGTATGGCTGAGGCACTATTATTAGCTCATTATGGCGCAGAGGTTATCGATGACCTCTAATATTATTACTAGTCGATCTATAGCAGAACGCCCGCCCTACTACTCTGTTAGTGCACTGCGCGTATATCGCCGCTGTGGGATGGAGTTCTATCATAAATACGTTGACCTCAATAGGAAGAGTGGGGCTACGCGCTCTACTCTATTGGGTAACCTAGTGCATGAGGCCCTCGAGTTATTCTATGATCCTGAAGTAGAACATGATTATAATCTAGAGCAGTGCCTCGAGGAGACCTACATAAGCGCGCTTATGGCCGCTGGTGTCATTGTATCTAATACGCCTGCGTCGGACCAGACCACTATCTCTAGTTACTTAATGGGTCTAGTAGATGGTTATGCAGCACTGCATAACAGAGCCCGCGCTGACTATAAGGGTCCCGATGCCATACGCACCGCTGCCGGTAAGGTGAGTAGTGCCTATCAGTCTACTACTGCATGGAAGCAGGCAGAGGAGCCCCTTCTCGCTCTACGGCATGCAGCTAATGAATATATGCTTATGCTTAATCCTGAATTGGATACTGAGCTTGATGTTATTGGCGCATTGACTGACGCGTTTAACCTATGTCGGGCCTTTATCCCTCCTAAGGAATTTAAGCGCACTATCTATGTTGAGTTACCTATCAGTGAGTATAATGACGGCACTATAATCAATGAGGTGTCTATGCCGCCTGACTGCGGCGGTGATGCCGGTATCAACCTCCTGGGCTTCATTGACTGGGTGGGAATCACCTCTCATGGCCTAACTATAGTTGATTATAAGACCAGTAAATCTGCCTATACTACAGATAAGCTGGCGTATAACCCTCAGCTCTGTGCCTATGCCTATGCCTATGAGAAATTGACAGGCACTCGCGTTGATGCTATGGGTATCTATAACGTCAGGGAGGGTAGTCTAGTACTAACACCTATTGACCGTAGCATCATGGATCGCGTACTAACCTCATTCTTTGGCACGCACAAATTAATCACGGCGGGTTTCTATCCTCACCACTACCCTGAGGATAATTATAGTCCCTGTCTCGATTCCTTCGGTAAGCCTTGTCCCTATCTCCATGATTGCTACCCTGAGCTCGCAGAGGAACAGAGCCTACTCGATCTCTATAGATTATTGATTTGACATACTGGTATTTAGTACGATAAGATTAATGGGTATATAGAGGATATGTATGCCCAAACCTAACCCCTGGCTTGATGAAGTAAAGTATTACCTGCGTAAGAGGTTCTATCAGCAGATTGATTTCGAGTCTGCCTGTTACAATCGAACATTCTCATATGAGACAGTGCGTAAGTGCATGTATTTAATTATGAGAACTAGCCCCGATATATATAGACATGCCGCCTGGCTCTGGGCTACGCAGCGCAGTCGCAATGACATCGCGGGCGGTCTTAATGTGGATAGTAGTACTATTAAGCGTAAGTTTGATGCTTTTGCTATCCAATTACTTAATTATCTGATTCATCCTAATATCATGCCTGTATTAGGCCCCATCGATATTCGTATGCAGATGGAGGAAGAGGATAAGCACATCAGGATCCCTGAGATCGTCGAGGGTAATGTGTATACGGCCGCTGATTACTTAGATAGCGTGGTAGATGATGGCAGACTACACTAATATACTGCAGGAGCTGCGGGACTGGAAGAATGACTTTGGTAGTCTGCTTGATAGTAAGCAGCTTATAGGAACTATTGATTGGCAGCCCCTCTGGGAGCGGTTAGTAGCTCTAGAGAAATTATTCAATGACCCTATAATATCTGAACCACTGGATAACTATAAGGTGGCTCTCCGCCACCCTATTGATGCCTGTGGGATGACAGAATTTGTCGTGCAGTTAATAGAGAAGGGTTCCAGTGAGAGTGATATATCCCGCGCCTTATCTATGCACGGGGTTGATCTTACAGCGCGCGAGGTAGGTGAATGGATAACCGCCTATAGAAGCGCGCCTATAATGGAGAGAGTAGAGTATCCCTATGGCTCTGTGTTTGATACTCAGACACAGCTACAGACTATATTCAATGATCTTAAAGCAGGTATTATAGCTCTCGAGTCGGCCGATGATGAACCATTTTTTAAGGCTAGGAAAGTCAAGGAGGAAATATGGGTATCTATGTTGCAGGAGCAGCGTCAACTACTGAAGGATGCGCGCTCACTGATGGAGACTGTCAAGCAATTCGAGGCCATAGACCGATTCAAGCAAATTGTAATAGAGGAGGTGAACAAGGAGAATCCAGCTATAGCGAGTCGTATCTACCGGCGTATACAGATGGCCAAGACACTCCTCAATACGTTGGAGCCCCGCGCGTAGTGGCATCACAATATAGCACGCATATACTAGATGAATACTTTCTTTATAATAGCTTCAATGTATTCATCGGTACATTTATATTTGGCCTAGGTGGTAGTATTAATTATGATAGATGTGGTTATACCTTCTATCAGGACATTCGACTGGGCTCCATCTATTGTGCTATTAGCTGGTCTAGTCAACGCCCATTTCATCTGAAAATTAGAGGTAAGCTCATTGAAAACAAACTATCACGGCGGGAGGTATCTCAGATGGAACAATAGGGCAATAGTAAAAACAGTACAAAAAGCTAGTCGAGTGTTGTCGCACTGCCCAGCTTGAATTCAGTAAACATTCTACCTATCGCTTCCCGCCTTGATTATCCCCACCGTAGAGTTTTACCAGTTCTGTTACGGTACGGAGAAAAACGAACTCGTAGGGCTTGATCTCGCCCAGAGCTACGTCGTAAAAGAGGGAGCTTAGGAGCATGACAATGAGTAAGTGATTTATTGATTGACCTCCTGGCTTCTTGAGTCCACTAATAAGGTTTTAAATCTCCTGGTGGGCTGTTGAGAGGGCTAATCTCAATGATGCGAAGCTAGAAAAAAGCCAGTACCTGTAGGGGTACTGGCTCTTTACAAATGCATCCCCCCATCTTAGCTTATTAGGATAGGTTGAGTCAAGCTAATAATGTTGGGGATTCCTGACACGAGGGCCTAGCCCATGCGTAACATTGCCTCTCTATCAAGTTTACCATCTAACCTATTGACCCAGAGACTATTATCGTCACTGGGTCTTGTTGTGACTGTTACTGTATTACCATTCTGCTCGGCGCTGGTCTCCTGAGATATTAGTGCTATATGGCCCCGTCGTGTTGCCTCCTCTGCTATCTCCTTCAGCTCGGGGCTGAAGTTACCATTATTGCTTATAATGGCTCGAGATTGAGTAGCGGGTGCGGGCCCGCCTACTGTCTTACTGACGGCTATGGCTAGACGGGCCACCTCTGTATTATAAGGAGTAGCTGACTGGGCCAGCTTATTCATAGTGTCTGATACAGTAGCGCGAATAGCCGCCATGTTGTTTTTATACTGGCCTAGCATCTGCTGTCTAACGTATATCTTTATGGAGCCCCAATCACTACTGGCCCGCGCTGACTTGACCCAACTGGTCTGTCCGAATATCTCTACGTTGAAGAGACGGGCCCGTCGTGCTATCTCTCTCTCTGTGAATGGATCTAGTAGTTGTATGTTACTATCCCCTCCATCAGGTGTCGGTAACAGCATAGCTGCCGTCCTATTACCAGCGGAGTCCTTGCTAGCTTCGGCCCATCTATCCGCGTTGTATTGGAAGGCGCGCCCTGGCATAGCTAGTGTCATGCCGCCTGGCCCTTGTTTATAACGCGCTAGTAGATAATCTGTTGGCGTGACAAACATATTCAGCCCTGTTATCTTACCCATGCCCTCTACTGCGACGCTACTACCGCGGGCCAGTGTCTCGTGTACACCTGGGGTGGCAGTTATAACTGCCCCTCCTAGAAGGCCCCCCAGGCCTGATTTAGCTATTAGACTCCAGCCCGCGCCCTTGAACCAGCTTGCAGCCGCCCCGACTAGTGACATTGCACCTAGTGCCATGCCTATAGCCGATGTAATGACGCCCTTGACCTCATCATTACCCAATGATAGAACGCTGGGTATCTTATCTCCTATTATGTCGCCTATAGCTCTATCTACGCCGGCCCAGAATCTCTCGCTAGCTTGACTGAAGTCCTGCCAGGCATCGCCCTTGGTGACTGCCTCTAGGTGTTTATAGCCCCATGCAAATAGTCCTGTTGCTATACCTACGCCTATTGCTACCACCCCTATTGCTGCTATTAGAGGGGCGCCCATGACTGCCGCGCCTATAGCTCCTATTGCTTTAGCAGCTATTAGACCTGTGACTATACCAGTTATGGAGTTACGCACTGTCATACCAGCATGCTCCTCAAGTAGCTGTCTCTCTGCCTCAGTGTATAACTCATCCCGCTGAGATCGGCCGAGTCTTAAAAATGCACTACCCACATCTAGACTCTCTATGCCCCCCCAGGCTGTCATAACGCCGCCGCCTAATGCCTGAAGCGATCCCCATGCGCTGAGCCGCGCCTTAAAAAATGGGTAGACCTTTATCTCTGAGGGGTCAGCTATGGGAGCCTTACCGCTATCCCAGTGGAATATACGCTTCCATTGGGGGGCCTTCTTCCGCTCTATATCTATAATGCCGCCCTGCTTATTGGCCCAGCCCTCTACTCTCTGATTGCGACTACGCAATACTTCTATATCAGTAGTGGCCCCAGCCATTATCAGCGCCTTCTCCTTGATATCCTTGAATAGGAAGCCTAGTTCATTTAGTACGCTAGCGCTTATGATGCGTATCTGTTCGTCTGATGTCAGACCACGGAAGCGCGATGATATCATGAAGGCATCACCAGGATCGGGGTTAAGAGATATATTACGTATAACCTCGCGCTCTATCGTCTCCTCGATAACCTCGCGTATACGACGTCTTAGGAATGAGTTAGCATCTCCATACTGTATCTTGAATGTCTCCTCGTTTAATCCTAGTAGTGAGTAGGCCTTCTGTGAGAAGAGGGCGGGCCCGTTATTAATTGATATATCGCTATCTAGTAGGTTTAATATCTTAGTTAGGAAGCTATCGGACCCGCGGCTTATAGCGTCATCTAGACTATCTACTAATTTACGTACTAGAGCATCCCTATCACCTATACTGCGTACAGTGCTCTCGTTTATAATAGGGGCATCGTATACGCGCGCCATTAGAGCATCCATCCCGTCATTTGCGGTTATACTCATAGAACTATTGAGGAAATAACCTATTCTCTTCCCTACCTCTCCGCCCATGCCATCAGGTGGACTGGCGTGTAGCGTATAGGTGAAGCGGCCCCGCTTCACCTCATACTTCATACGGTTCTCTCCTAGGGGGCTCTTAGCCTGGGGTGCCGTTATAATAAAGTGTTCTGCCTTCTCACCGGCCCATAGAACACGCAGCTCAGTCATAACGTTATCTATAGCTCGTGCCTGCTTACCTCCCTCTAGTACGCCAAATAAACTCATCATCGCGCCTATCGCGCCCGCAATCATAGTGGCTGCAACGCCCCCAGCTAGACTCGTCATAATGGGTGTGTTGATTAGTGGTATCTTACCCCAGAAGTTAACTAAGAAGGATCCCATCATCCCCAGGATATTGCTCTCCTCTGTCCTCATTGATGTAGGCGCGCCCATCTCCAGCCAGTCTCCATCTGCAGCATATATATCTACCCGTCTACCTCCTGTACGCCGTTCCGACGAGTACTTAATGAAGTTCTCGTACTGTACGAAGTTGAGGGGATTAGCCACTCTGGATGCCAGGCCAGGGAATGCAGTTTCTGCTAATAGTCGCATGTCTCCCTTACTCAACGATGCAATTAGCGTGTCTAGATATGACTTGGGTTTCTTACTATCCCGGGGATTCATACCATCAGGATTACCTAGATTAGTCATCTCAGATACTAGTGACTCGGGCCGCTGATATGCGAAGTTGCGTATTACCTGCAGGCGACTACTCAACGCTATGTTCATCAACGGATCCGCTCTATAGAGGGCCAGGCTGGCTCTATTGAATGGGCTAGTTACGCGCCGGCGGTTCTTATCAGTCAGTGGGTCTAATCGTGCTGTTAGACTGACTACGCTGATGGCCATAAACTTGCGCTGATCCTTTGATAAGTCATTCATCGAGGCATCAGTTATATTAGCCTTACGGTAGTCGCGCGCGTATAGCTGGCCCATGGCCCCTGCCTTGACCATCTTGAACATATAGGCTGGCGCTGTAGAATATACTGCCGTACTGATGTCCTGGTTAGTAGACTGTAGCTGCATGTAGAAGGTCTGACGCGAGCCTAGCTCTCCCTCTCGCACACTAGTACCGAATACTAGGACACTCATGAATGGGTTACTGGCATTTAATACAAAGCTGCTGCGTAGGTTATCTATTGCAGTACTCATACGCCCTACGTTGCTCTCTATGGGGTTGATTAAGCGCACGCCGCGCTTACGCTTATAGGCGCCATCTGCCATTACAATCAGAGGCTCCAGAGGATCCGGTGCCACAGCTATATCCCGTCGTGTGACTAGACGGAATGCATTAGATACGAACTCCAGCGGCGTGCCATCCATAGCATTATAGAAGCCCGCTGTTGCTTCCTCCTGATTACCTGAGCCAGATAATATAGCACCTACACCTAATAGAAGAGCAGTAGCGGCTATGTTCACGGTACCTAGTGCCGCTGCAGAACGTAATAGCCTATTACCGCCGGGCCCCAGTATTCTGGCGTTTCTATACTTGAGGTAGTCCCGGCTATCTACTAGGGTGCGTAGGTTCTCACCGTAATCTGTTAGTCTATAGTTACCTGCCTCGTCTATAATGTCCCGTACCTGGAAGTTAGATGGACGCCGGCCGTGTTCATTCATAGCATCATGGTATGCTTTGCCATGCTGTGTCTTCAGGTGTTCATCTAGTAAATCGAAGCTATGATAGCCCCGTCGATTATTACGGTAGTCTGATAGGTAGGTCTCTACAGTATTGAAATCAGACCGTATGTCTCTCTCAAGAGAGGCTAGACGTAGCCGCCGCCACATACCTAGTGGGTTCAGTGGGTGCATCTTACCTACCTTGGCCCTCATTCTACGATACCGCTCTATAGTAGCGCCTGGGTCTAGCCCGAGGTCTGCTAGTTCTACTACTGCCATAGCGTTTACGCCGGCATAGAGCCCCACTGTAGCTAGTCGAGTCATGACATTGTCGTCCATGCCCTCACTTATGTTCCACCCAGTCTTAGTCTGGAATAGGGCTGCTGTAGTGCCAAGAAGTAGTGGCATGCGATAGGCCCGCCATCTGCGTAGACCCGTATGCATACCGCGGCTTATACTAATATCATTCATACCTGTTACTCTCGCTACACGAGATTGTAGCGCCGCTACATTCTTACGCCATGGATCGTGCTTCATAGCGAAGGAATATGCAAAGGCCAGAGAAGTACCTACAAGTAGAGAACTTGTTAGAGGACTCGTGCCCGTTAGTCCAAATAGTGCGCCTAGCACAGGCGGTACAATAAAGTTACTCAGAGCTATGACCTTAGCTAGTCTTCTATCTAGCTTATCGAATCCTTGTAGTGCCCCGTAACTAAACCCCGCCATTGTGTCTATTACCTTACCTGAGTAATGCCAGAAGGAACCAACCGCAGTTCGTGCACCTGCTATGGGTATATTCATAGCCCGGCCGCCCCAGTCATCTACTAGTACTGCTAAGTTAGTCATCTTATTGCTGAGATCCTTCGCACCCGCACCTATCGTTGGATCGCGTAGTATCTTAGAGCGCGCGTACTCTGGTAACAGAGCAGACAGACTAACTAGACCCGCCGTTAACGATACTGCTAATGATACATTACCAGCGCTCTGTATGTAATTGATAACGTTATCCTTCTCCTGGTTATATATGAAGGCCTCAGCGAAGGGCTTATTAGCGTCGAAGGCTAGGGGGGCTGACACGCTCATAGAGATACCCAGTACAGGTGCTGATTGTACCCCCATACTATAACTGTATACGCCTTTATCTATCTCAGAACCACGGCGCCGTGACTCCGCTATGAAGAACTGTATGTAGGACGTGGGGGCCTGGCTCGCGTAGACCTCTATAGTTTTGGCCCGTCGACTTATAGCTGCTACCGGTGTGTGGGCACTAATGCGTCCTGCTACGAATGCAGACCATGCCTCTAGAGTCCTCTCAGTTCTATTGCCAACTAGCGTGCCTGTATTAACCCTATTGAGTACTGATTGTTTCCATGCCTGGAGACTACCTACTGTTGCGTAGTTCTCGTCTAGTACCTGCCCCTCTTGCCCTGTCATACGGTTGAAGGTATTCATTATAAAGTTACCTACACCAGTGATGACGCGGGGGGCCCATAGTAGCGCTGCTGTAGTTAGACCCCACGTCATGAATCTATTACCCTTCTTGACTAGAGTGCCTCGCTTCAGTACCTCCTCCGCCTCTGCGGATATTAGACGACTGATACCATTGGCATACAACTCATCGCTGAGACTATACCGGTTAATAGCCATACTGCCAAATACCTCACTACCTACATAACCCCCGGCTACTGCTAATGCCGTATAGGCAGCCCCCATGACGGGCCCCTCGAGTATTAGATTGCGGTTATTGTAGCGCACCTCCTCTACGTCGACAGCACCGAACTGCAGGTTAATAGAACGCAGGAAGCTAGGCCCACTGGCATCTAGTATATTAGCTAGGCCAGTCTGTACGTTCATAAGAGCTAATACAGAGGCACCTATAACACCCTTATTGCGGAAGAACGATGAGGTTAGGAAGCGACTATTACGCCCTGATATTAACCTGAATAGATCCTCTTGAGCTGCCGTGGCCCCCGCTGCTCGTTGTACTGCCTGCTGATAGTGAGGACTACTCTGTATGGCCTGATTGTAGACTATCAACTGATCTACAAACTTAGCAACTAACTGGCGCTGCTCGCTAGTTTGTACATTACCTATCTGACGACTACCTTGTCCATTAATGCCTACCTCCCATGTCAGTAGGTTCTCTACTAACATCTGTCTCTCTAACTTCATGAGTTTCTTATACTCTGCAGCTAGATTAGTAGTTGCTATGGGCCCTATACCCATAAATAAGTTATTGCCCTGGAGGCGCGCCTTAGTAGAACGCATCACTCCCCCCAGCATAGCCCCTCCTCGCATGAGGAGACCCTTCATACCTCTAGTGTTATTCTCGCTACTACTGACTATGTAGTTGAGGCTCTGGCTTCCAGTACCTAAGATTCTATGGAAGGATTCTGCCATCTCACTAAAGCTGAATACCTCTGCCATACTCACAAAGGAGCGGCTGTCTTCCTTACCCACCCCCCATCCCCAGCGCCAGGGTGCAGCAGGTAGACTAGCCCCTACCTCGTCAATTAGTATTGCTAATTCTCGTTGTCTCTCGAAGCCTATGTTAGTGGCCCTGAGCGACACTAGGAATGGCTCCATCTTACCCGAGACTTGGTTATACCTCTCTTCAAAAGTGGCCTCTAGACCAATAGGACGCCGCAATGAATCATGGAAGGCATCCGCAGAGCGCCTTAACTTAATGTCCTCTGCACTCCCTCTCTCATAGGGATTCATGACATCTAGTATGAAGGGCTTAGTTATATACTCGAAGAAGGTGGACCCCCTCTCTCTATAAAATAGGTTATTGAGAGCGGGCAGTGTATTTATACGATTAGTGTAATAATTGTCGAGGGTGCCTCCGCTAAGCCCCTGAACTTCCTGCATGTATTTAGCTAACTCGAAATTATCGATGGGAGAAAAGTCTAGTATAGGTGTGTGCTGAGGATATCTTTTTCCTTTTGTCTTCTGTACAGCGCTATCGATAGTGCCCTGGACCATCGACTTATTTAGTTCTGCAGTTATGTAACCTAGGGGTATACCTACACTGAAGTATAGTCCCATACTGGCCGCTGTAGTCATTACGAAGCTACTAGCAAATGTAAGCGCATTCTCGTATACACCAGCCACCGGTACCATACTATCGCGCGTCTCATCGTAGTCGAAGAATGTGCCGTAGTATGTCAGTGTTCTATCTAGTACTGCACCGAAGGCCCCCGTTATACTAGGTAGGGCCCCCACCTCATCCTTATATAGCCTGCCGAAGCCAGCCATGATAGTGTATTCATTAATGAGAGAGCCTAGGCCTGGCGCTAATAGAGCTCTATCGTAATCGCGGACCTGGTCTGGTACAGCACTGGGGGTCCCACTTAGCGCAGCGCGCGCTAGGTAGTTCTGTGCGGCTATGCCCGGCCTATTGGTATAAGACTCTAATGATTCTCTCCAGTCTAGGTGTCCGCTTACTCGAGCGCGGGCTGCGTTATTGATGGCCACCTCATAGAAATGAGAGGCTCCCAGGAAGCTGGGTAGTTGAGATATAGTAGTACCAGTAGTAGCACGTATAAATGACTTATTGGTATAACCCATCTGCGTCATCGCTATATCGGAGACGTTGAACTTATTATCAGACAATAACATGCCCTTATAATACGCGAAGGCAGCGGGGTCATCCCCGCTAGTCAACCGTATCATGATCTCCCTATTGTGCTGAGCACTGAGGCGTCGAGTGCCCATATAGAGTACATCAGTGCCCTCCTCATCTATATTCTCGAATAGGTGTTTATTATAATGAGTACCTACGTTAGAGCCCACTATAACGCCGGCCTGCTGCAGACGATTACGTATACTGGAATCTACCCGGCCACTAGTAGCCATTAATATTGGTATGTCGGGCGCCCGCTCTACTATAGTGTTCTCGAAGTTCTCTAGTCTGGCGTAGTGAGTCCTATCTAAATTATTATCTCGACTGATAATACTTCCACTATCATCTCTTGCTTGAGCTAGGCTCCAGCTTGCTGGGCTCAGTACTATGCCATTGGCCCTCTGCGCGTCGCGGGTCATGGCTAATATAGCTTCTGACTCACCTAATATGAATCTATTGCTAGAAGTATCTAGCTCCCTGCCGCCTGCTAAGGAACGCATATAAGTGCGGAGTTCAGCAACAAACTTAGGGTTACTGGTTTCGTAGAATATGTCCTTTTTATCAGACTTAAGGCCTATGTCAAGAAGACTACTATTAGTATTCCTGAGCATTACGCCAGCACCCATGAGTAGAGGAGCGGCTATAGCCCCTACTATACCTAGTCGCGGGGCCCTGCCTGATATTATAGCGCCGGCTCCTGCGATACCTGATACTACCGCTCCTACCTCAAGGGCATTAGTTCCGTACTCTGTTATATAAGGAGCCGTGTGTACTCTACCTACATTGGTGCCGTCTTCTCTGGTGATCAACTCGAGCTTAGAGTGCATCAGCGTAGTGCCCTGACCCTTATTAGCAATATAGGGTATGACGTTTAGATTACTAGATGCTGCCTTTAATGCCTGTGACTCTCTCTTAGATATAGTCATGTCAACTACGACGGTACCACCTACCTTATCGTATAAATCCATCTCATTAGTAAATATACCCTCTGCCATTTTTATATATGGCTTCATGCTCTGATAGAATTTATCTTGCCTCTCTTGGCCTATTGTCCTGAAGCTCTCTTTATTAAAAGTATCGTGTAATAACTCTAGGGTAAAATCTGAGTGGAACCTATTGTGTGAAAACAGGGCTGCTTGTAGAGTATTCGGGCGCGCATCTCTTAGAAAACGCTGAGTCTCACTAAGAGATGACACGCCGAATCGACTAGGGTAGTCTCCTAGTGAACCAACACCAGCCGATGGGTATTTACCTGCCTCCTCTATTTGTTTTAGTAGATCCGATTCCACTGTTCATTGACCTCTATATTATCTGTATAGGAGACCTCTACCGGCACTACCGGTGTATCGTATTCTACTACTACGGGATCATTATTAGGTAATTGTATCTCTGCCTTGAAGCGCTCTGCTCGGCTAGTGCTCTGGTCCTTGACGGTGTAATCTACACTAGCACCCAGTGCATTTTTAACAATGATGCCTGTCAGTATATCGGGGTAATCAAATAAACTAATTATATTGTTTACTGGTGTTACCTCTATACGCTCGCGGCCGGTAGACATACCTATCCACCAGTATCGTGTGTCTACTAATGACTCCTGATAGTCCAGGACTACGCGCCCTGGTACCTTAGATTGTTGCCTCCATCTCCAGATCTCTATCCTATAGGCATTCTCTAGCCTGAGTGCCTCGCTGGCTCGCGGCGTGCTGTACTGGGGGTAGGCCAGCGGTATATACTCCGGCTCGCAGGGGGCCAGCAATAAGCGTAGGGGTATAGTCGACTGGAGATGTATTCTCTGACTGGTGCCAGGCGTGACCCCACGGAGAGAACGCGGCGGCGTGATATACAGGTAGTATCGCCACGAGCCGAATAATTCCTGGAACTTAAATACAACTGGAGATAATTTCATTATAGTTATGGCGCGCCTGGGGACAGCTTTTAATACATCATGGATGAGATGGGCTTATCTATTGTGGACATGACTAGATTGAGGGGCGCCGCTTACGCGCTGCTAGTAGTAACCCCTTACCGCGAGCTGTAGTTAGTTCTCTATTCTTATTGAGTGTCTTGCTACTGATACTCTTGATGCCACTAGAACTTATACTGAATCCCATGAGAGTGCTATCCTCCTTAACGCAGTTGAATACAGCGTTGACTACAGCATCTATTATGTCCTTACCACTGGCCCGCTCGTTGTGAGTTATCTTACCACTAGCCAGTTGTAATATACCGCCCATCTCGGCCATCAGACTATGCGTCCAGGTGCTATCGCGAGGTAGTATCAGGCGCCCCTCATTGAGTAGTTGTCGCGTTAGGTTATAGTAACTCAGCTGCGCTGTATTAGTGGTACTCATCTCAGTAGAGCGTATGCCGTGAGCGTGTAGTCGTTGTATAGTGGACTGAGATTGGTACGAGTCAAATGAGCAGAGACCAATATGGCGGGCCTGACATATCTGCACTAACTTCTCCTCTATATCTAGGTAGGAGACTATACGCTGTATGCCCCTCCCCCTATCATCTCTATCACTATAGGGCTTCCACACTAGCAGACCATCTACTATGACACCCCATCTACCATCCTCTAGCTTAGTGCTCCTTACGAAGGCAATAGCGGCACTATCCTTCTTGAGCCCGTAGTCTACGTGTAGATAGGAGCGGCCCTCACTGAGTCTCTCTAGTCTAGTTATCTGCAGTGATACGTAATGGCGTGTATCATCCCCATTGGTTATATCCAGTGGTATAGAACGCGCATCCAGACAAGAGAGACCCTTAACTGCCTCCTCTATATACTCCTTCTGGAAGAAGGAGCCGTGCCTACTAGAGCGTATGCCCTCATACTCCAGAGCTGCTGTTACGGGATCGCGTATGTAGTCCTCACTATTCTTGAGGTTATACTCACTGACCTCTGGTCGTAGATTGATATCCCAGGTGCGTAGGCGGAATGCCACCATGCGCGCATCGCGTGTCGCTACCTTATAGAGATTCTGTATGTAGTCCCCCTCACCCCAAGCAGAACTAATGGCTATCTTCTTACCTTTATCGCCGAAGGTACTCAGCCCCTTAGCTACGTTACTCCATATATCATCTGCCTTCGATTCTCCTAGCTCGTTATACTCGAAGCGGGCCGCCTCATCTAGAACTAACATCTTAAGAGAATAACCTACTAGGGACTGCGAGTTAGTGTGTTTAGCGTAGATGGCTATATTCTTAGTCGGGCAACGTATCTCCTGCGTGAGTATCTCTATCTGACCACTGTTCACTAGCCCCTTGAAGTACGCGCTCTGGCTAGCGTAGCCCCTGATTGCGCCGAATAGTGTCTCATTGACCTGGGCCCCGCTCCGCGCTATAACAAATATGGCTATAGGGGATCCACTCAGGAGACCATAGTGCTTAGCTGGGTTATCTAGGTTGATAAGGCAATAGAATTCATAGAGCACGCATATACTCGCTAGCACACTCTTACCTCCTCGTCGCCCGCACTCTAGTACCATGTTGACGTAGGAGCGGTCTGGTACCCAGGTGGTTACATCTTGCTCAGCCCATCGTTGTAGTATAGCTAGCTCATCCCCTGGTAGGGGCTCATTATAGAGAGCGCGCAGTATAGCTCTCTGAGGCGGGAATAATGTATCGCCGGGGGCCAGTAGATACTGCTCTGCAAATTCAACTATACCTATAACGTGACCAGTCCTAACCTGAGCTAGGCCTTCATATACTAACTCATCGAATAGTTCTATTGGATCCAGCTTACGTTTACGCGCCAAGTGTCACCTCCATACACATATTCTTAGTCTCTGTGTATTCTGTTATGTCTATGTCAGGTTGTATGGCCTTGACTAAATTAGGATCCTCATTTATAGCAACATAGAATACGTCACCTTGGGGTATCATGTGTATTGCTGCAGGGCCCGATATTGTGTTTACTGGTAGTGATGGATTCAGATATATAGATGATACGGTACTCATAATATAGGGGCCCGCGTCTATCTCCAGCTCTATGTACTCGTCTGGTATTGGTACCTCTAAGCGGGGTGGCGATTCTATATAGCGTAGTGTCCAGAGCACAGTTGAATTGAAGCGGATAGTCGTTACAGTTATATTCTGCGGGACCTCTAATTGTACCTCTTGATCTAGACTATTGTCTCGAGAGAATGCAGTGTAGATTATAATAGTACTGGAGCTGCCTGACCGTAGTATGTATGCGCTTATACTGCCCTCCTCCTTAGTAGAGAGGATGGCTCTCTGCAGTGGTTCTAGACCCCAGCTATCTAATTCTGAGCGCATGATAAAATTACCCCTACTATCTATCATGTCGTAGGGAGCGGGCACTCTAACAGAATGTATATCCCTATTGAGAACTACGACGGGGTAATCAGTACTACTGAGTAATTGTATTATCCACCAATCTAATAGTGGCAGAGCACCTAATAGTGTGGGGGCCCGTGTTCTAATTAATGACTCGAGGTTAATCACAATGAATAATGAGTTTAGACAGCAACGCTTTAGTAGTATGCCCCCTACTATATGGTCAATAGCAGGCACCGCGCATGTACTTGACTATAGATTTGAAAGGCTATAGCACGGCTCGTGTAGTAATTGACACTATGCTTAGTATTGAGATGGTAGTATGGGAATGAATGGCACTAACAGTCGAGGAGGCCAGAGAACTATACCCTGCTGGCCTCTCTACTAGGTAGCAGCTACATGGGTCATGCCTCCTCGTTGAGCAGTAAATTGATAGTGTAATTGTATACTGCAGGTGGCGCTACCGAGAGTGGTGCGCTAACTACGGTTTCTATGTGCACTACAGTACCCACGTTACTGCCGCGGTTATTACCATTAGCTGGAGTGGCACCAGTTAGGTTAGCCCCCCGTACTACCAGTGCATGAGTAAAGGGCCCTATCGTCCCCCCTGATGGCGTGAATGTGGCAGTACTAACCAGACTAGCAGTGGGGGCTGTACGCGTTGGGATAGTGATGATTGGGGTAGTGATGATGAATCTACTATAACCACTAATCTCCCAGAGGGCTGCCTGAGCCATAGTGATATTCAGGCGGGCATCTATCTCATCGGCGGTTAATACAGTACCGATACCTAATTGGGGTCGATTGATTAGAATGACTACTAGATTAGTATTAATCTGAGATAGTAGGAAGGAGTATAGTGCTCTTGTGTACATATTAAGGTAGTGTTATGTTAAGGCGGCTCTCTACAGCGCCGTCGATGATTCTATACACTATATCATCATCAAGGGGGTCATATAACTCTATATCATAGAACCATGTCTGGCGGAGCGCTGTAGTAGGTATCTGCTTAGTACGTGTAGCACCTAGATAGGGTTTAATACGTGTGTAGATCACTCCATCTCTATTTACTGTAGTTAGGGGCTCAAACTCAAAGTTAGCAAATAACTCACCATCCTCCCCATCTCGTATCTGGCCCCGGCACTGCATTGCTGTTAGATCTCCCTGACGTAGTATAGTCAGTAGATCCCAGAGGGCCCCCCGTATAATAGCTCTATCCTTAACTAGATCTAGCTTAGTTACCATAATCTCAATGTTGCTGTTACTGTCTGCTGTATAACTACGCCCTGTACAACTCTATGACTGAGGCGCACCCTATCAATTAACCACTGCTGTTTGTATAAAATACTATCTAATAATGGGGGGCTATCTAGTAGGAATAATTCCTGAGTCTGGGCTCTATATTGATATAGCGTCGTCTCCTCACCATAATTAATAGTAGACCAGCCCGTATACGTTCCTATCCAGGGTTCCTCTAATCTAGTGGGTAACTCACCTACTAGATTAGGTAGTGTACGCGTCATCTGCTCTACGCTTGGTGGACCAAGGGGATCTAGTAGATTAGTAGGTCTCAACCTACTCCACTGGAGAGTATCAGGCGGTGCTATATCACCTGATACATGCTGATATTCATAGTAAGGCCATATCACTCGCCCAGTCCATACCCAGCCGGGTAATAGGGGGTGTATACCCTGACTACTTAACAACACCACCCTACCACTGAATATAGGTACTAGATCATTCGCTGAGGGATAACGTAGTGTATAACCACCATCTACCATTGGTATATATGGCAGGAGATGCTCTACTAAATCTACTGGTAAGTAGATATATCGCCTATTGGCCCAGCTCTGGCCATCTATTCTTACAAATACGGCTATCTCCTGCCAGCCACGACGGCCCCATAAATCGCCGCCCAGCCACTGAATTCCTACCCATGTGTAACTCTCTACCTCTATGACTAGTGCATCTAGGCCCTTATACTCAAATAGACCTGCCTGCGGCTGATACGGCCGCGTGGGGTTGAGCCGCCGCTGTTCTGCTACTAGTTCTTGCCATGGTTTAATAGTACTCAATTCGGCCAATCTCCTCTTTAGCTACTAGGTAATTATCATTCTCGTATGTAGCAAGAATGAATATATTACTCCATTCTTTTATAGATAAGAAGAATATGGGCTTATAGTCACCTTCCCTATATATTACGCCTATCGATGATTGTATAGATACAGTACGGGCCTGTGGAGTAGACCTGCCCGGCTGTATAAGCGTATTAACTGATAGACCAGAGAACATAGTAGCCGTCAGTAACCTTACATCTCTTATACTGACCCACCAGCTCTCTGGCCCATTTGCTAATACTATGCAGCCATCCTGTAAATACATGGCCCGGCTGCTTATACGAGTACCATCTATTAGATACGTATCGTATAACTCTGCGCCTATAGTCTCATTTATTGTGTAGTTTCGTATAAACCTAGTAGCAGCACGGAGTAGACCTAAGTTAGGAATTATAGGCCCCCGCGGCGGCCGGGTATTAAACCACGTCTTATCGCCTTGTCTTACACTCTCTACTGTCTCTATTGGCATTGTTACAGTTATATCCCCTAGTCTACCTACTATCTGACGGCCCCGACTAGTATAGACTGTATCTGCCTCTATCGTTGTGGCGTCTCCTATTCTATCTATGTAGAAACGACCTGAGCCCAGAGATTCTAACCATACCTCCAGGTTTATTATACTATCACTCCATCGAGATGGAACCCCAGTAGTAATCTGGAGTATTGCGTTGACTGCCGTTCTTACGTCTCCTGCTGCTGTTTCTAATATGAGGTCATTATCAATTAATCTGACTGCTTCTACTATGATGCTATCTATGTATGTGACTAGTGCAGTACGGCGTATAAGCTGTACCTCTGGCGCTATACCCTGCTCTAGGTACTCTATCACAGCCCTCTCTGCGTCAGCAGCCCAGTTAAACGGACGTGTTAGTGTCTGCGCCACTGGGGCGTTATAGGTCGGCGTGCCATCTGGCCTAGTGTAGATAGTATTATTGCCTTGTATTATAATCAGTACATCTCGTAGGTTAGAACGGGCGGGCCCTACTGTCACTATCTTATCAGTGATAGATAGCGTACCCGTCACCTGAGACTCTACCTTACCTACTAGATATCTCATAGTTACAGACTGACCTATGTATATCAGTAATCTCATTAGACCCTCCCTTATTTCAAAACTCTTATATAATTACGTATAGTAGTAGCAAATAGATCTCTGTTAAAACCTATCGCAAAGGTTACGTCAACAAGAGCGAGTATCTGATTATTAGATAGCCTATCAGGATTTATGTCGGGATTATTATTTAATATTGCTTGTGCCTGATTCTTTGCTATTTGTTCTATTTGTATAGGCGAAGTAGAACGGCTAATAGTAGCATGACCAGTTGTAGCATCTGGAGCCCGCCCTACCACTTGATTAGTAGGCGTACCCAATCTATCAGGTAGTTGCTCTACTATATCCTGTATATCACCTGTATTAGCTACTCTAGGTACTACTGGAGACCCAGGATTATTTTGCTTGACTAAGTTTACTATCTCGTTTACTTGATCAGGACTATATATTGCCTGACTAGCCCCTAGATAGTCTATTACTTCATTTCCAAGTACTGCATCCGGAATATTCCCCACATCAGGTATGAGTGCAGCTATGTCGTTAGCAACTGCTTCTTCTGATATGGTTCCCCCTCCCGTAATAGAAATAACCTTATTAGCTGGAGAAGCCGGTGCAGATACAGGTGCAGCACCTGTATTAGTTTGTATATTGCCAGGCGATCCTACTGGTGCGGCTGGCGCGGTTAGTGTATTCGTAGGTATAGGTACTATAGAATCAATAGTATTGAACGTATCGTCTATAATAACAATGGGCTCACCATCAATAGAGCCTGCAGCAGGACCTAAGGTAGTAGGGGTACCGTCAGGATTAAGTGGAGGAGGAAGCGCCTCTTCTGGAGGTCTTACTGAAGTAACTCTTATATTACTAGTTAATCGTCTATTTAGTACCTCGTTAAGTACTTGGAGGCCCCCCTCTTTATCAGGGATATTCTCAAGAGCCTCTAGCTTCTGGGCCTGAGTGGCGTCTGGGCGTAGAGTATCGGCAATCTCTATAATGTCATTGTATACGCCCTCATCAGTTATAGCTCTGGGATACTTCTCATTATATTCACTGAGTACCTGATTCTTTAAACTAGTCACAACCTCGTCAGATATGCCGGGCCTAGCCTCGTCATATATGCCGGGCCTAGCATTCTTAATATAATTAATTAATTCAGCTGGGCTCATATCTTGTGGGTTATAACCTTCTTTGTATAGGGCAGTGGCCAACGAAGCAGGATCATCTTCTACTGGAAAATCAACATTATTACGTATAATTTGTCTAGCACGGAGTACTTCTCCAGAATTAGCATTTGGATAATTATCAACTATCCATCTAGACGCATCATCTATAGATATATTCTCATTACGCATTTGGATGGCTATGTTGCCGCTTTCTTGACTTACCTTATCTATATTAGGAATATCCCTTCTTGTTAAAGTTGACCGTGTAGCGTTAGTAACTGTATCATCAACAATATTATTAGTCTGAGAAGTAGCAGTAGAAACGCGGCCAGTCGACCGGCCTGCGTCGTCGACTGCATTAGTTGTATTACTGGCTGAGCCTAGGCCAGGAGTTATAAACCTAGTGAACCTAGCCGCGACGTTACTACTACTGAGATAATTCGAGGGAGGTTGTAGTATATCGGGAGTGGGGCTCAGTGCAAAGTTTACTGCGCTATTCTTAGCCTTATTAGCAGTAGAGAGAATAGCCCTACGAACACCTTGAGTGGACTGAGCCAGGCTACTAGTTATCTTAGCTGCTGGCCCAGTACTTAATATACCAGTCTTTGATACAACCTTACCCGCGAGTTTTACTGGGGCAGATGCAACCTTAGCCCCAACACCAACTACTTTGCCTAGCGTTGCGGCTCCTATCTTAGTAGGAGCCAGTATAGTTACTGCGTCTATGGCCGCCTCGACAGGCGTGTATTGTCTGTTATCTCCATTAGCAACTGTATTAATGAGATCACCTGCAACAGCACCGCAACCTGCGGCCGCCGCTGCTGTTACTACTCCTCCTACAATGGTAACAGCTGCAGGTATGGAGCCTGCAGCTACAGCACAGGTTGTCACTGTAGCTGCAATACTTGCTCCAGTGCGTATAAGTCTATTAGTATTCCAGCCCCCTATTCTCTCATTCTTGAGTTTATCTATTTCCTCTTTATCAGTTTCTTCATATAGCTGCCCTCCTGGAGTGAAGACGTAGTATCTACACTTACCGTCGTTATCACATACTTCATTTACGCGAAGGGCCCGGCCGCTGGGGTCAGGATCCCCACTCTCCCACTCAGATATCTTTTTGCCATTGGTTCCCTCCTTAGCCATATTAATGTCGTCAGTTATAGTCCTGATGCTCTCAACTGCGACGGTCTGCTCTTCTACTGCGACCTGGCTTAGTCTCTCCTTGAGACTATCAGGTATGTGATCTATCTTAGTTATCTCACACTTATCCTCCGTTAGAGAGCGCGTCTCGAATTGTAGCGTATAGTATGTTCTATCGCTACGTGCATGTGCTACCTCGAGTAGTGACAAGTGCCCGCGGAAGCGGGGATTACCTGTCTTAGCTGAACGTATCACCCCCTCCTCTACGTCGAAGGCCTGGTAGCGTGCCATGTTGATCTCTACGTCTAGATCAGCCCCACTCAGGTATGCGTGCTCGTAAAAACTCTGCATAGCGCCATAAGTATCTAGCTTAGCCATAAGAGTCCCGACCTTATCCTTACCAGTAGCATGAGATAGATAGGTAGCCGGGCTCGGTTTATCACCATCCATTCCAGTGAACATCCCTACTACAGTTACCATCACACTATCTATCCCCATGTGTTGGTAGATAGGTGTGCTGCCTGGTACCCGCAACTTAGCTATATTAGCCTTAACTCGTATGTATAATCCCGGCAGTGCGTTGGGTACATCCTTACTCGCTGTCATAGGTATGACTGAGTCCATAGCCGGCAATAGACTGAAGAAATAACTCTTATTAGTGTCTACTTGTGTAACCCTCATACCCCAGTCTGCCGCAGGTGGATACGTTATAGTCGGCTCCTGCTTAGTTGTTGATTTGTTGGCATCCCCCTTAGAAATATCTACTTTACTACCTGTAGGTATAACTGTACTACTCGGAGTGTCAAGTTTTGCTATATACGCCCTAGCCTTCTCTTTTCCTACCTCGGTGAGGTCCATACTAATAGGCAATGTAGAGACTGTATCTTTAAGGTACTTTATAGCCTGTCCTCTGGCTTCATCATCTAATCGATCATCAACTAGTAGTCCTACAAGAAGATTTATATCGCTATCGGAGGGGTCAAAATTAAAATAGGAGGTAAGGCGTAACCCCTCCTCTGGTACTACATCAGTTAACCCCAACTTAGGGCTAACTGTTGTGCCAGGTGGGGCGGGCGCTAATCGTGAGGGAGTATCGCCAATAATCGCCTGCATCTGTGGAATATTAGGATTATTACCAACTCTCCCAATTATTGCTCTTACTTTCTCTACTACGTGGGCTTTTAAGCTACCATCTGCTGTTGATAATAATTGAGATAGAAGATTTATATAAGAAGGGCTATAGCTAGTAGGTATAATAGCACCTAATTCAACAATAACAGTATTAACCGATAGGATTGCAGTCGCATCTGTATCATCTTCACCTAATAATTCAAAGTACGCTTTTCTAACGGAATGACCCGATGGTATAGTGCCATTTAAAGATAAGGGATTATTCACGTAGGCTCTCCACTATTACTAGGAATTGGGCTATGGTGTGGTCAGATAGATAAGAGGGTATATGAATATACTGCCCGCGGTAATACAGCTCTCTATACGTACTAGTCATACCTGCCGTTAGGAGGCCTAGTGGTAGCGTTGTTAGGTAATCGAGCTCCTCATCTGTGAAGTCAGCTATAGGGAGGCCTTGTAATAATAGGGCCAGTCTATTATCGTAGCCCCGCGCTGCCAGCTGTGATACAGTACGACGGTATAGTGCCCCTATGATGAGGGGCACAGCGTGATTAACTGGTATACGCGTTACTATACTCTCTAATATGTCAGACACTGCAGGCTCGAGACATAGGGTAATCTAGTTATAGTGCCGCTTACGATTATTTGTAATCTAATGCGTATGCGATTTCTGGCCAATGGTACATCATTATCACCCTGACGCACTAATACAGTGGGAGTGAGGTCGGACAATGTAGTCTCATTCTCAATGAGGGGTATATTACCATCTACCAGCGTAGTGGTAGGAGTAGGCATTTCAGTCCACGTCTGGCCCCCATTGGAGCTGACACTGGCTACTACACTACTACCCTGCGGTAGGAAGGCGCGGTATATAACCTTGACGTTAGTGTAGTCACGCGTAGGATAATCTATGCTGATCCAGGTAGCTTTAGAACGGGCCCGCCCTATAATCAGTATACTCCTGTTGAGGTAGACTATGGGTGTCGTACCTGTAGTGAAGAGCACTAGCCTCATCTCTAGATTATCTGGCAGCTCCGTAGCTCGCTCGGGTAAGGGCACTAGCTCCTGCCCTTCCCTATAGAAGGTAGAGAATGAGCCCCCCTGACCTAGGTTATAACTCCAGAGGCTATTGAGCTGTGTTAGGTCTACCTGAGTGTCCGCCTCAGGCGCTGGGCTATAGGTGAAGTCTATATAGCCTGTCGAACCTAGACTCCCTCCTATTAGCTGGTATGTTAGATCACTATTGGTCTGTGACTGCCAGTTACTACCACTGCGTGTCAGGAGGTAGCCGGGTATGTCGGGCCCTTCTTGGTTTCGTGATATAGCAAGCTGTGCGTTTGTATTGATGTGCATAGAGCCCGGGCTAGTGGCACTAATGACCACACAGTAACTACCTGCCACTAGATTAATGGGCGGGTCGAAGGTCAACTCTACTGGTGTATCAGGGCTACCGCTCGTTACCTGTAGGCGGACCCGTCCTAGCTCCCTCTCCTCTGGTATATTATTGGGTGCTGCTACTAGACTCACCCAAGCGCTTATGGCCCCCGCAGGATATACGCGTATACCCGTTATAGTATTGGCTGTTGATAGAGTAAATAGCTGTGCCATACCCTCCCTGACCTGTACTACAGCTGGTGCGGGGGCTCCAGTGGAACCGAACTCCAGACACTGCCCTATTGTCCATCCACTTCCTGTTGCTGTTATAGATAGTGCTGCGCTACTAGAAGGGACTGCTATATTTGCTACTAGTGTGCCGCTGACATCAGCCCTATAGCGTCCGTCTTCTATAGAGCCACGGGTTACTGTAGCCTGGGGAGCCCGTCCGTCTATTTGTAATACTATACCACTCTCTAGAGATAACAGACCCTGTAGAGTGATTGTGACTTGCACTGCCTCGGTGGCTATAGTGAGACGGCCTATCTGGTACTCGATGCGCCTTGCATCGGGTGCTACTACTGGTGGGTTGAGCGTCATACGCACGTCTCGTGTCTGGGCTGCTAATGCCAGACTGCCTGTAGCGCGTCGTTGATCAATTATAGTACCAGGGGCAGGTCGTAGATACGCCGTCTGCAGGCTCCCTCCAGACTCCGTTATGGTTACATTACTACTACTGCTTATAGTTAGATTATCGGGTCTGATCGTGTTATACGAGCTAGGTAGTGTCATGTACCCCGTCATAGCACAATCGAAGCCAGGAGCTGTGATGTCAGTCCCCAGTGTATTCTGGAAGGATTCTACAAAGCCGCTCTCTAGAATACGCGGGGCCCCCGAGTAGAAGTTAAGTCGTTCTAGAACGATATCTATAGCCTCCTCTCGTAGTGTGTTCAACTTAACCTGTAGATCTCGCAGTAGGCCGGGCTCTACCCATCTATTATCGCTGGCTATTAGTTCACTATTACGTATACGCGCTAGCGTGAGGGGCCCCGTACCTATTCTCACCTCACCTTTCTTATCTATGACGATCTCACCACTAACCATCATGGGCAGATAGACAGGCTCGTATAGATCCACTATCTTACCATCTATGAAGGCCCGGCCCGGCTGGACGGCCAGACGTTGAATAGGTTGATTCTGTGTTAGGTCTATCTCTAGTGCACTATCGAAGCGCAGGCCCAGTACCTCTAGGCCTCGCTGGATGTAGTTGCCGTATACCTCCTTGTCCACTAATTCTATGGTCTCTTCTAGTGACGCTACTTTACTGCGCGGGGCCCGACTGAATCGCTTACCATCGTATATGAGTATCTGGCCCCCCGATATCTGCAGGAATGGGTAACCGTCCTGCCCTACTACTGGTTCAGGAAATAGGATACTGCGCCCATCATAATCTATCCGGTATATGCGGAGTGTAACGTTGGCGTTACCGGTTATAGTTAGCTGGGCTGGGTTGATACGATACCATCCCTCCTCCTCTATATATATCAGACCACCTTGTATTGTTAGACTGGGGGACGCCCATATTATATCTACCTCTGCTAGGTAATAGACATCGTATAGACTGCGGCTCATCTCCTCTACATGCAAGTGTAAGAGATCCTGCATCTCTATGAGCTCTCGCGCCTGTAGGGGCCGGCCATCCGTGAATAGTAGCTTAGTTCGTTCCATATACCACTACCTCCATTATAGATGGCACGTCTGTTGTCGAGATTCCAAATGCGTCTATAGACCACTTCAGCTCTCCACTACGCGGGCCGGGAGATACATATACATAAGTTAGGCGAGATAGTCCTAGTCCTGCATCTAGCGTGACTGTGGTCGGGTTGCTTAGGGTGTGCCAACCCCCTGTGTTGAACTGTATTCTTACCTGTAGCGTACTCGATGGCGGCATTAGCGCTGTTATGGCTACTGTAAATCTCGTACTCGTCTGCAGGATAGGCTGCCAGTTAGATATGTGCTGTGTGGGTGACAGGTTACGATAGATGGATACTGTCCCTATTTCTATGATAGGAGCTAGGGCTGCCGTACCTGTGGATACTGCACGTAGGAGGAGTATAGACTCTACTTTATCTAGACATATAGGCGTATTAGGTGCTATAGATATCCAGTTGGGGTTCACGCCCGCCTTGTACTGATAATCTATTGTGCAGCCCGCTGGTACTATGTCTCGTATATTGAGGGCGAAGGCCGTCATATTGGAAGAGTAACTACCTAGGTCTATACTAATCGGAGTCGTCGGGAATACAGCGCGGTAGAGACGCATACTGATATCTTCTCTCTCGTGGTTAGAGATGGTAGTACCATCACTAGACCAGAGGTTACCATTTATGCCTAGCTGCTGTCCTATTAGTAGCCCCGCATCTAGTATATCGGCCTCTCCTATCTCACTAGTGAATACGCTCCAGTCTCCCTCTGTACTGCGGAAGCCTAGTGTATAATACTGATCCTCCTTGAGATAGATGGGAGTAGGGAATACGTATTTAGTCCAGAGCCGCCCCTGTATATCAGGTAATACGGCTCCACTGACAAGGGCCTCTCCTAGTAGTATCTGCCCTGGTGTAGTAGCTGTGCCATCCCGTAGTGATATAACTAGGGCCCCTGATGCCGGCGCCGATGCTATTTTTATATCAAGGCCGCTCAGGTACATATCAGAGGGTGCCTGAAATGTCTGCATCAGTGGGTCGAAGCCTACCCTCGGCATCAGGGGTAGGGGCTGAGTATCTACTGAGGATGATGGTAAACCCCAGGAGGCCGCCCCGCCTAGCGCCACGTGGGTCAGGTTATTATTGAATATAGATAGCGTATTACTTACACTCAGTGTATCAGAGTGTAGCACTACGGCATGGACACCGGGGGGTAGTGCGGGTAGGAATAGCTCGACCTCGAGTATGCCATTAGAGCGGGGCCGGAACGCGAATGGTAGGGTGCCCGATATTGGTGTGTTATTAATTGATACTGCAGTAGTCATGATAGTATCAGCTATCAGTAGTTGATAGCTGCCCTGGGGGAGCCCCTCTCCTCGTATAGTGTATCGTATGTTCTGGGCCCGCGCCTTATCTATCTCCTCGCTCCCCATTAGATTAGCGCCTATAGCTGGTATAGCCTCACCTGCTGAGATGGCCTCTCGTACACGACGAGATAGCCGCGTGAACTCTGCTCTATTCCCCTCATTGATAAATCGATAGAGGAGATTACTAGTGGAGCTGAATAGAGCAGCTCCTCGGACGGCCAGCTCGTCGCAGGGGTTAATCCGCCCTAGATCGCGATTAGCCATGATGACTCTACGACAGAATAACCGCGGGGCTGTAGTCTGCTGTATACTCCTCTCTTTCGTCAGCTTAGTTTGCTCAAGGAATATACTATCTGTATATGTAGGTACTACAATGTAGGGGTCCCCTGCGTTATTAGGTCTAGCCGAGGGAGCCGTTGCTCTGACATCACTATATACTCTATTGGATGTCAGACTATTAGTTAGAGGCGAGAGCATACCTGTGCTCTCCGTTAGATTAATACCACTACTATTCACTAGAGCATCGATAGATGTAAAGTTGGGTACGGCCCCTGTATTAGTGAAAGCCAGCCCCTCTGCTCTCGTTGTGAGTCGTAGTCTATCTATATCATCTGATAGCGATGATACGGCGCTGGATAGCTGTCGTATACTATCGTAATTGACAGGGCGGCAATCGATGGGCTCAATGATGGCGTTATTATTACTTATAAGTACACGTGCTAGTGGTAATACTGAATCACTAACGGCAGGAGGCTGAGGATTAACTCCTACCTCACCATATATGACAGCGGGCTGCCCTTCCTTATCTAGCGTCACTATAGCTATACGGCTGAGGAAATAGCTATAGTCTACCTGGAATGTGGTATTAGGTGCGGGGCTCCGTGTACCAGTAAATACTATAGTGTCAGTAGCCGTCAGGAGATTGAAATCTACTCCTAGTGCTAATTGACTGGAGTACGTATACGTCACAAAGTAGGTAGTGCCAGGTGCCGGCTCTAGAGCTCCTGCGCCATTAGGAGCCCACTCCAGTCTACCACCATCGAGAACCTGGAAGTCCCGGCCCTCTGCGTAATTAATGGAGCCCTGGAATACCCGTTTCACTCTAGATACAGTATCGCGCCCTAGGTAGTCACTAGTGCCAGGTGTAGGCCCGCGCACTATGGCAGCCGTATTCTCCTGGAGCGTAGCTACTAGTCGTGTTACCTCCTTGACGGGTCGGCGAGTTAACTTGAACTCATTAGTATTGGCTGCACCTCCAATGGGACCGCTGGGCACGTCGACGAGTAGTATACTACTAGGGGCCCCCCCTGTGATAGTGATACCTATGGTAATGTTCACTAGGTTAGACGTGGTACCTATACCTATGGACTCCATGACGAGTGTCAGTCCATTACGGCGGAAGGCTATGGCATCTCGGAGTAGATTACGGGCCGCATCCGTAGTAATGTTGGTACCGGTAATGGTACTATTATTATCAGTACCAGTAGCTATGCGAGCTATTATGTAGTCTATGAAGGTTTCTACTGAGGTGGCTGCTGAAGTATTAGCCGTCACGGTTATAGTCGAGTTATTGATAGGGGCAAAGCTTATGCTTACTCGGGTACCCTGTGTTACTACATTAGCCCATGTAGAGGTACCCTGCAGCGATATGGTGCGGTTAGCTATAGCAGTTACACCTGCATAAGTAAATGTAGCCGCCGTTACTACCTGACTATCTGTGGTACGCTGTAGTGCTAGGTTTATTGGTGTATCAATAACTACTCTACGCCCCACAACGTAGGCTACTCCAGGTGCCAGTGACATACCAAGTGAGGACTCTGATCTACGTCGGGCCTCCTCTAATTCTGCTAGCCCGCTCCGTGCTGCCGTCTGTCTCTCTCTGTAGGTAGCCTCTAGTGTAGCTACCAGGGCCTCCTCTTCCACTACACGCGTCTCAAGATCAGCGAGTATAGTCAGGTTAGCGGGTGTGGGGCTGACACTACTTATATCCCGTGCGTCATCTAGTCGCAGTAGTAATCCATCTAGTCTACTCTTACTCTCTAGGTATAGGCTACGCGACTCAGTAGCCCGCGCCTCTAGTGTAGAGTAGTTTTCATTGAGCGCCACTAGACTAGTATCAGCTAGAGTGCGGGGGCGGTCCAGGAGCGCTAGGTTCAGACCGCGCACGCAGAAGTTACCGTGTCTCTCAAATACTCTCTCTGCTAGTGTCTCCTCGATACCACCAGGTAGGTCCCTCGCTCTATTAATAGCTACTCCATTGCGTATAGAGTAGAGGGGATACCCTCGCCCCGTAAGGACTATACTACTATTAACTACTAATCGAGATGCCCCCCGGGGCCCGTATTGATTACCGGCCCGCATACTCTCATCCTCGAGTACGGTAGTAGTGACCTCGAGATAAAATGTAGTCTCTCCCTCTCGTGATACCTGAAAGCGCGCGGGCTCAGTCTTGACTACTACACCCGCAGCATATACACGGCCTTCAGTTATCAGGATATCCATGGTCGTACCGTCATCACCTACGACGACTAACTCTACACCCGAGAGTATAGTACCATCTCTATAGAGCGCATCCATGCCAGTCTGGAACTGGCCCTGCACTATTGATTGCATCTCTAGGAGGTCCTGTGCCACTAAGGGTTGGCCGTCCTCTGGTAGTACTTTCACCCAATTACTATTGAGGGTATAATTCTCGGGGTAATCTGCTCTTTGTAATATGGACATCGATTAAATAGGTAATATGAATTTAACGCGTGTGCGGTCAGTAGGGGCCGCGTGAATCACGGGAGTGAATAGGAGTGCCATCTGCGCAGGGCCCGTGTCGACCCATTCGCCGGGTAGCCAGAAGTCAGCATTAGTATTCGCGCCTGTTTGTAATACTACATCAGTTAGCAGTGATGCAGAGCGAAAGGCCCCGGGTACCTGCTCACCGGATACTATTGCCTCTACGTATAGCGCCTGGGGTAATAAGCCTAGGAGTGATGTAAGGTCAGCTCTATCGTTAGGTATTATGTTCCAGCGCTGGTCCCCCTGTATAATATCACCGCCGCTCTCTACTCTATAGGCCAGTGATACTCGGTGAGGGCGCAGTATAACCTGTGTGCTCAGGAATGCAGAGTCCTGCGGTATAGGTCTATCCGGCGGCTCATCTATATCTAGTGGGTTATCGGGGGCCCATGTCGTATAGCGGCCTATTCCCACACGTAAGGGCAGTGTGTCTCTCATCTGTATCAGACGATATACCCGCCCTTCTGATGTAGTCTTACTTATGATGGTAGTGCTCATTATCTCACTATGTCGTCTTCTATTATGGCATTGACTATCTCGCGACTGGTTATACCAGCACTAATCAATGAGTTCTGCCGAGGCCCGTCGTATGCTGTAGCCCCTATTCCCGTTATATATACATTCTTTATTAGACGAAAGCCGGGCTTAACTAGTGGAAATCTAACTAATATTGGATCAGCAGGATAATTCATTGGCCACGATGGGTAGAAGCCGGTCGCTAATACAATAGAATCCACACCTGGTATCTCTTTACTATTAGTTATGCGGGGCATCTCCTTGTAATTATATTGGGCTAGCTCATTGGCTATATAGGGTGTGATGCTGGGCCCCCATCTCTTAACACGAGATAGGTACTCAGCACGTTTATTTAATGGGAGGGTTCTATAGTATCCGCCCAGCGCTGTTTTATTATACCAGTGCGCGTAGGATGGGGCGGGGTAATTATCTATACGGTACCCCCCGTGACTCCAGGTAACCTCATTGTTTTGCGCTAGGTATGCTACTGCCTCTGCCGCACCCTGACCGCCTCCTAGTACTAGGAGGCGCTTATTGCGTGCCGGGTGCTTCAGGTAGTGACTGAGCGCATGAGTATCGTAACCCATTGTCCAATCAGGCACGCGCTGCTCTCGTTGTCCTGTAGCTATAACCAGGGGCCCCTCCTCCAGGGGGCCTATCTCTAGACCCATGCTCAGTGCTCGTTGTAAGGCCCACTGTAAGTAGCCCTCGAATATATCCCTGTTGCATCGCTCCTGCACTGCCTCTATCTCACGCTGGCTCCCCAGTATACGCTCTCGTTGTAGGTAGTGACAGAGGCTGTAATCAGCACCCTCTATATTAGTACATAGGTCGAAGGAGATAGGACTCCTCATCTGTAAATTGGGTACTACTTCATCTTTACCCCAGCTGCTCAGGGGCCTCGGGTCCCATGCGCGTACAGTTAGACCTCGACTGAGTGCTTCTAACGCTACTGATAGGCCACGCGGGCCTAGTCCCATTATATTTACAATCACAAATTATAGCCCCCGTTATACACCGTACGCCGGCGTGGTGAGTTAACCATACCGTCTGATCTATTGTACCTAGTGACAGTGCAGTATCGCTAGTATTACCTGTTGCTATAGTCTCAATAGTCTCTACTATATGCTGCGCCATTAACCTGAACGTTAGGCAGGTTCCCAGGAGTACCAATCTACGCCATCCCATGTGAACTCTGCCTGTATACTCGTGCTGCTATTACCCAGCGTCAGTACGGTAGCGCTAGTATTGGGATTCTTAACTAGAATATTAAACGCGGGCGCCAGATTCAGTATACGGAAGCGCGTCCCCACCGTAGGATTAAGCGGTAATAATACATCTCTGTTCGTACCACCAGGGTCTAGGTGTTGTGTACCAGCGCTAGATAATGTGAGAGTCAGCGCACCAGTGAGAGTCTGCCTATTCAGTGATACCTGATTACTGAGGTTAGCCGCGTTCCATCTACTGGTAGTAGCATTCCACGTCAACACCTGGCCCTGCGCAGGGCTAGTGATAGCAACATCAGATAGGCCTGCCAGAGTGCCGCTAACTGCGCCCCAGCGCAAACCAGTGGCTGTAGTGCTATCAGCCAGTAGTACCTGGTCGTTGTTACCTACGGGGAGCCGACTTAGTACTGTGGCACCCTGTACCAATAGATCCCCCTTAGCTACTGTGGGGATTAGAGTATTGAATCTAGTAGTTACACGCGCATCAGTGTAGTAGAGATTAGTTGTACCCTCAGCTATATCATCAGTATCAGGGGGCGGCTGTACACTAGAGCGCACCCATCTATTACTAGTGTTATCCCAGACTATAGTGTCTCCATCTTCTAGATCAATGCTACTTATATTCACGTCTGATAGTCTAGTCAGAGGGAGAGATTCATTGGCCCAGTCAGTGCCATTATATCGTAGTACTTGCCCCGCGCTAGGAGTTGTTATGTCTAGTGGTAAGAGAGGCTCAAGTGCAACAGCCTCCCATTGACTGCCCGTCCAGGTTAACACATCATTATCATTGGGATCTGGCGTATTAACATCAGCAATGTTATTAAGTGATAGAGCAGCCTGCCACCGTAGCCCCGTCGTCGTTGCAGAGTCAGCTACTAAGAAGGTGCCATTAGCCCCTATAGGCAGACGGGCATCAGTAGTACTATACGTATGTATATCGCCCTTAGTAGTAAGAGGGCTAGTGAAAGTAGAACCACCACTGGTAACTGGTGTGGTAGGGACCCAGTTACCAGTTGCGCTATTCCACGCTAGGTACTGCCCATTAGTAGCTGCTGTATTGCTGACATTCAGTAGATCAGATAATTCCGCCAGCCCGATACGCGCATCTACTCGAGCGCTTGTATAATAGAGATTAGCCCCCTCAGGTAGATCAGTAGTAGTGGCTGGACCCGCCCCTCCTGACACCAGAGTAGTAGGTATCCAGTTACCACTCTGATATGCTAGAACCTGACCATTAGTTACGCCTGCAGTATTAACATCATTGAGATCATTGAGCAGGGCTCTATCTAGCCGTAGCCACTCAGTACCATTAGAATAATAGGCACCCCCCGCATCATTGACTGCAGCAAACATACCTCGGTAGGTATTAGCTGGCGGTAGGCCGCCTATATTAGCTATATTGGTGCTCCACCTAATAGTGCCTGTAGTGTGTATGTTATTATCACCATCTATTAGATTATTGAGCGCAGTCTGTGTGTTATTTACATCATCTAAATTATTGAGCGCCAGTAAATCCCCCCCACCAGATGCTGTAGCATTAACCCAGTTAGTACCATTCCATGTTAGGCCCTGCCCTATAACAGGAGTAGTTATAGCTACATCACTCAGCGTATTAATACCAGTGCTGTTTATATGCGTGCGTACCCAGGCAGTAGTGGCTAACCGCGTGTTATTGTCGCCACTAGGAGGTGTGGGTGCAGTGGGGGCCCCGGTTAGTGCTGCATTATTGATAGGGGCCCGCGTTGTCAGGCCGGGTACGGTAGGCGCTGTTGCTGTACCACCTAAGTCGCCGGTTAGCCTGATAGTACCTAGTACGCTGGCTGTAGCGGGCCCAGGTAATAGAGTACTTAGATTAGTGCGGTATGGTGTTACCATTCCATTACGAATTAGTACTATTACCATTGAGTCCCCAGTTATTATGCTGGGGAGTAATGGTAATGCTAGTGCATTATCTTGAATAGACATATAATTTGCGTTGTAGTGTAGGGGTTAAATATTGCACATATTAAGAGTCATACTAAACACCTCTGGACTCTAACTTGTGGGATGGCTTTTTTCTCCTGCACTATATATTCTAATATTAGGGTAGCTCATATTTAACCATAACCCTGGGAGCAGCGGCCTGATATGTAGCGCATACTCAACGGATTTAGTATTAACCCTCTTTATCACTTTATCGCCTCAACGCTCGATTAACACCACCACTATGACAGACCACCTCACCAATCCCTTTCTCAGTCTCCCTTACGAAAGCGCCATGCAGGACTTGGGGGACCAATACTATGATCAAGTTGCGGCTGCGGATTTTCCCAGTCATATCCTTCGTTTTCGC